TTTCTCTCACCTTATACGGGAATGGTTCTTCAGCATAGACCTCTGCTGGTGCCTTTCCTGTGTAGTAGTTATAGCGTTCCAATCTGACTCTATTATAAGTTTCTCTTGCCTTTTCACGAAGAAGAGTAATTGTATTATAAAGAGTGTAATATTTTGAATGAAGGTGCGGTATTTTTAAAGATTCATCGTGTAGGTTATCAGGGTCTATGACAGAATCTCTCTGCCACATTTCCTGAATTTCATCAAGATTCATAAGGGTTTCCCATCTGTTCCTAGGATATTATACACAGTATACTTGAAAGTCACGTCTGCTGTAAAGTACTGAATGTCGGTTTGTGTGGCGTCAAACTCCAAGGAACTTAATGATACTGGAAATAAATCTTTAAACTTTACTATTGCAGTCGTATTGTAATTACTGTTTAAAATATACAGACTTCCATCACTAAATGCTCGTTTTGAATCTTGTAATGCCGTTACATCACTTTCTATGGAAATTAAATCTTTATATTGCTGTGTTGTTTCCGGAAATCCAAGACCTGTCAACCAAGTATGAATTGCCATATAATTTTCCATATTCTCATCAACCAAAAATCTCAAAGACAAATCTCCATAGGTGAGTTTGTCTCCGGGAACATCAATATCCTTAAGATATGATGGTTGCGTATTGAGGGATAGTGTAATTTCTGGTATTCTTGCCGAATTGCAGAAAAAAGCAACTTTAGGTTCTTTTGCTAATGAAAACTTAAACCCAACTGGTGATAGAAAGTTTCTATTATCAATTTGATTGGGAAACGAACAGGACATTTTTATTTTTATTTAGATATAAAAAAAGGGACCCGAAGGTCCCTTGCGAAATTGTGAGAAAGACTCACATAAGGTTTGAAACCTTGACTCTTCTGTAGTAAACGTTAGAGTTGGTTGTGAGTAGACCTTGACCTTGATCTGCACCTGCTGCAAATGGGTTGGCAACCATACCATAACGAGTCTTAAACCCGATTTTTGGTTGGAAGGTGTTCTCGCCAACGGCACGAACCATTTGGAGAGGAACATATGGGCAGTAGAAGAGACCTGCGTCATAAGGCGAAGAACCCTTATAACCAACAACGTAGTATTGGTTAGGAGCTACGTTTGCCGAATATGGGTCAATGTAGACTCTGTACTTACCTTGAAGAACTCCAGCAAAAGTATTGCCAGTGTCATCAACGTTCAGGTTAGCATTAAGTGCAGGGGTGTAATCGAGAACACCAGCCATTGCAAGTGCCGAAGCAACGTCAGCAGAGCAAACGATGGTGTTGCCCTTTCCTCTACGAGTTTGCTGTGCAATTGCGTTTGCATCGCGCTCGATTTGGAAGATAAGACCCTTGAACTTCTCAACTGACCAACGACCGTTGGAGTCAACGTCAAGGTCAAAAGTACCAGCGGTAGCAGTATTTGCTTGAGCACCAGGCTTAGCAGTCTTGTAGATGGTTCTGATGACTTCTCTGTTGATTTCAGCAAGAATCTCAGTGCTGAGGATGTTAGCAAGCTCAGCCTCTGCATTCAGACCGTGAATTGCCTTCAGGTCTTGTGCAAGCTCAAGTGAGTACTCAGCTTTTAGAGCTCTTGACTTAGCAGTAACGGTGACTTTCTCGATTGAGAATGCCATCTCGTTGAAGTTGTTTCCACTTGCATCCCCGAGTGCTTCTGCACTGTCGGTACGCATACCTTGACCAACGTTATACTGATCAGCACCAAGAGCATTGTTTGCTTGGTTTGAACCATCAAGAATTGAAGGATTGGTGCCACCCTGAGTGGTAGTACCCATACCAACGCTAGCGCCAGTAAATCCGGTGGTTACATCGAATCCAGCATCCTGACCCGAGAAAGCAGAATTAGCTTCGTTGTAGAATGCTTCAGTTCCGGACTGGCTGGTATAACGCGAACGCATCGCAAAAATGAGTCCGGTAGGACCGTTCATTGGTTGAACGCCACACAGATCATAAGCGATCAGGTTAGGCATTGAACGTCTGATTAGAGAAATCAGAACGGGATCGAAACCTGCGGTAGGACCGCCACTGAATCCTTGTGCGCTTCCACCAAATCCAGCGCCACCAGCACCAGATGCGGTTCCGTTAGTTGGAGATTCGTAAAGGAAATCACGCTCTTCGCGGAGTTCTCTTTCTTGGTTCTCTAGCAGGATAGCGGTTACAGATCTACGATGTGCATCTTTGATCTGATCCATTCCGGAATAGTCCAGAATTGGTGCCCACTTCTCCTGCAAATATTCTGCGTTGAACATTTGCATTTGTTTTACCTTGTTGAAAGTTTTTGTTTGATTGTTTATAATTTAAAAAATCACAGTTTAGCGACTCTTCCCAGAGTCTGAAGGTATGTTGCCATTCTTCCATCAACTTGTAGTTGCTGGGACTGGACATCAGTACTTTCGGATAAGGTTTCCGAGTCATCTCTTTGAGCACTAGTATTTGTTGGGAAATAAGAATCCCTCAGAGTTACCAGTTTCTCACGATAGTTTGCTTCACTATCAAACTCAACATTTTCGGCAAGAGAAGCGAGTTTGTCCTTCTGAGAAAGTGCAAGACCCTCAGCGACATCTGCAAAAATTACATCAGCAACTGACTCTGCTAATCTTCTATTCAGAGCAACATTTCTTTCAATTTGCTCGTTGAGTTTTCCTTCCATTTCATCAAGTTTATCTACCATACTCTCGATTACATCATATCTATCTTCAGGGATTGTTACATAATGATCTTCAAAAAGACTCTTCATTCCTTGGAGGAATGATTCAGTCATTTCAGTCTTAAGACCGTGCTCAACTGCGAGTGCATTTTCAGAAATCCACTCGTCAGCAACATACTCAAGGTATGCATCAACACGGTCAACAAGACCTTCTTTAATTGCTTCAATTTCTTCTACGAGAGATGTCTCATAGGATGATTGAAGTTCTTCTTTGATTTCAGCAACTTTAGATTTAATTGCTGCCTCGAAGATGGTACGTGCTTTCTCTTGGAATTCCTCGGAAAGCTCCTCACCAGCAAGGAGAGCATTGACATCTTCTTCAATGTCAAACTCTTCCTTCATTTCATCTTCTTCATCATCTTCTTCGCCTTTTTCGTGGCCTTTACCTTCTTTCTTTTCGCCCTTTTCTTTTTTGCCTTCCTTATGAGGTGCCTCACCAGGCTCTTCTTTTTCCTCTTCCTCGGCAATTAAATCCTCTTCATCAGCATATTCAGAATCTTCCTTCATTCCTTGACCAGGAGTTCCTACAGGAGTTGCTGAAGAATGAGGAGCTTCTGCTGCAGATGCCTTTGCATTTACAACATCCTTAACTTGTGCAAGAGTTGTGGCGGGATCTTGTAATTTTGCCGAATCGTCATCGGGACGATAATTTTCTGGGGTTGGTCCACCCAAATCTTCCCAAGCACCAGTTTGACCTGGAGTTGCTACTCCAGACTTATTACCGGATTGCATTGGTTCGGCAGGTGCAGCCCCTTTGGTTACTACGTTTTCCATTTCTTGTAAATTTCTACCAACGGACATTTGTTTGATTGTGTTATAATCTATATTTATTTATAAATTAAAGATTTCCTAAGAATTCTTGGAATAATTCAATTTTATGTTCTTGTAGAGTTTTTTCATCTACAAGAGTGTTAATTCTGCGCTTTGTCTGTTCAGCAAGTCTTTCACGAAGAATTCCTCCTTCCCAAACCCACTCCTTACCTTCCATAATTCCCTGAACAAATGCATCAGGAGCAGAAGGATCGGCAACAATATCTGCAGCAGTTGCAAGCATAAAATCTTCTCCAACAACTTTATGACCTTCATTAGTTAATTTAAGTGAACCAACACCACGAGAAGAAACGCCAAGACAAACACCTTCACCAATAAGAGATTTTGCAATCTTACCCATAGGAGTTTCAAGAAGTTGTGCCTTACCGATAAAATTGCATCCCTTTTGTTCCAGAGAAACAATTTTATGAGAAACACGATCAAGATTGACGGTAGGACCATCAGGATGGCCGAGTTCTCCAAGAGCACGACCCTTTGCAATAAATGCCTCATTATATCTTGCTACTTCTTTTGCAAGAGTTTGCATAGGATACATTCTACCATTACGGTTACAAATGTCACCCTGAAGGAAAACTCCCTCAATATACATTTTCTTTTCGGCACCTTTACCTTCGGTGATAAACTTAACTTGTGAGACTTCTTCTGTGATGAGTTTCATTTTTTTATTCGGTGACTAACTGAACGATTTCTGTGATACTAACATCTTGGGAACCTGATGCGGTAATCGCACTTACCTTTACGCTTCTTGCAAGATTTGCATTAGTTACGGTAATTATTCCAACAATAGATGAACTATCATGGGAGATTGTTACAGACTCATCAGATATTGCAGTAATTAGTTTATGTTCCGTGTTGATTCCTGCTGGTTGTGCATTTTGAATGGTGACATAATCACCAAGTAAAAATGGATTAGATGCATTTTGATCAAATGAAATAACAGTCGATGTTCCCGTAGTAATTCCTGCAATTCTTTGTCTGGCAATTCTTTCTTTCAATACTTCATTACCATATGGTCCAATATGAAAAGAATTAGTAGTTACAATTGGGTTTCCGCCAGATGCAGATGGCGCACCAGTCTCAACATAAATTGAGGTTAATCCAGTAGATACTCTTAAATATCCACTTTTAAGAGCAATAGGATTGCTAGTAGTCGCCGCACCTGCAGTTACAGTAATTCTATTTACATTTTGAACAACCTTAATTGCCATTATTCTTGATCCTCGGTGTTTTCTTCATTACCAAATATAGATGATGCAACATAGGGTCGAGCTGAATCAACTCTATCTGCTGCTTTCGTATATAAAAGTTCTTTAATTTTATCAGATACGTCAGATGCATTTCCATCTGTTGCAATCAAATCGATAAGTTCTTCCATAAAAATAATGTATTACTATAAGATTATTTATATCTTGCCACCTTTAGGCTCTGGGGGTGGTTCTGGAGCAACAGGTTCTTGTGGAACTTCCCCTAGTGCTGGTTCTCCTGTACCTTCTGGAGGCAAACCACCTTCTGGCATAGGATTACCCATTTCATCCACCGGAGGATTAGGATCTGGAAGAATACCCTTTTCAATTTCATCATCAATTTGTTCATCAATTTCAATAATCTCACTATCAGTTTGACGAAGAATCTTTTTACGAACATATTCGGTTGAGAAATATTTGCCAATATATGGTTCCATCGTCGTAACAAGTGTTAAACGATTTGTAAGTAATTCTGCCTCTTTAAGTTCTGCAAAATGGTTGTCATATAAGAAATCATATTGAATATGATCGCTCATAGTATCCCAATCTTCTGGGGTTACGATATTCTTTAACAGAAGTTGAGTACGAAGCATATCATTAAACATATTTGCAAAACGCTTTCTTAAACGTCCAACAAACTTGGAAAACTTAAGTTCATCTCTTAGGATTTCTGATGAACGACCCAGATTAAATCCATCACCCCCACCGGCAATTCTTGATTCTGGAACTCCTAATGCTCTATAAAGTTTTTTCTGGAAATACTCAATATCAGAAAGTTCTCCCAGATTTTGACCACCAGGAAGAGTTGTGATTTCAGTTCCTCTTCCACCTTCTCTTCTTGGAAGCCAGAAATCCTCAAGCATACTCATAAACTTACGGTCATCACGAACCTCTCCGGTGTTAGCATCGTAAACTAATTTATTACGATAGCGACTCATAACCTCTTTGAGGTATTGTTCTGCCTTTACTTTTGGAAGATTACCAACGTCAATATAGAAGATACGACGTTCTGGTGCTCTTGATAATCTATAAATTACAAGAGAATCCTCAATCATCCTAAGTTGATTGAGTGCCTTAATTGCCTTATGAAGATAGGAAAGTACGGTTCCCTTGTTTCTGTCTATTAAACCCGAAGTGCAATAAGTAATTGAATCTCTTGCAATCTTTACCGCACCTTTTGCCGAAGACCCAAGTGTTCCTGATGGGTAATTCGATGTTGGGGTGTAAATAAAATACTCCTCAATTTCTGGATATGTAACTTGATTTATATTAAAATTACTGAGTGATGATAAATTTGGACCTATATTATTGTTCGTCTTTTTCTCTTGACGAATGTGCTTCATCTTCATAGGATCAATATATCTCAATTCCTGAATTCCATCTTCAGGTTTCTTTACATCAATAACTTTGAGATAAAATAATCTACCGTCAATATACCAGTTTCTAAAAATTTCGTGGGACTTCTTATCAAA